GGTCCCGGCCAGGGCGGGACACAGACCGCCGGCGGCGCGCTCGGGGCGGGGTGCAACGGCAGCGCCGGGGCGCTCCACCAGGGTGGGTCCGGCGGGACGGCCGGAGGGCTTGGCGGCGGCGGGGACGGCGGCGGCGGCGGGTCGGCCTACATCGACGGCCTGACCCAGGCCAGCACCCTCGGCGGGACCGGCGCGGTCCCCGGAGGCACGGCCGACCCTTATTACGCCACGGGAATCGGTGTCGGCAGCGCGTCGGGATCCGTCAACGGCGGACACGGACGCGCTGTCATCACCCTGCTGATGTAAAGGGGAAAATCGTGACCGCGTATTGGACCGACAAGACGGCAAAAGCGGACGGCTCGATCGTCCATTACGGCGACACCGACGCCTACGTCGCCACCAATGGCACCACCTATCCCGGGCAATACGACAAGGCGCTGATCCCGGGGCTGATCCCGGTGACGATGGCCGCTCGGCCGGACGAGACCCCGGCCGGCTATACCGTGGCCGGCGAGGCGCGCGGCGGCGTCACCGTCACCGGATGGCATGTCGCCCTGGTCGAGGGCGTCCCCACCCAGGTGTGGGACACCGAGGCGCGGCCGGAAATGACCGTCGACGAGGCGGCGGCGGCGGCCGCCCGCGAGCTGGTCGCCGCCGCCCAGGCCGCCCTCGACACCAGCGACGTCACCATCATCCGCTGCGCCGAAGCCGGGATCAGCGTCCCCGAGCCTTGGCGGACCTATCGCGACACCCTGCGCGCCATCGTCGCCGGCCGGGGCGATGGCCCATTGCCGGCCCGGCCCGATTACCCGCAAGGCACCTGAGGAGCCCACCATGGCCACTGATTATCACCACGGCGTCCGCGTCATTGAGGTGTCCGACGGCACCCGCCCGATTACCACCATCGAAACCGCCGTGATCGGCGTGGTGGTGACCGGCGAGGATGCCGACGCGGCCACCTTCCCGCTCGACCGCCCGGCCCTCGTCACCGATGTTGCCAGCGCGGCGGGCAAGGCCGGTAATACCGGCACGCTCCCCTATGTGCTGGACGCGATCAAGGATCACGGCAGCCCGGCAATCGTGGTGGTGCGGGTCGCCGAGGGCGAGACCGCCGCCGAAACCACCACCGCCGTCATCGGCGGGACCGTCAACGGCCGCAAGACCGGGATGCAGGCCCTGACCGCCGCCAAGTCGGCGCTCTCCGTCACCCCGCGCATTCTTGGCGCGCCCGGGCTCGACAGCCAGGCCGTGACCCCCGAGCTGGTCGCGGTGTCCAAGCAACTGCGCGGTTTCGTTTATGCCAACTGCCATGGTTGTGAGACCAAGGAAGAGGCGGTGGCCTACCGCGATCAGTTCGGCGCGCGTGAGTTGATGCTGCTGTGGCCTGATTTCGTGTCGTGGGACACGCTCACCAGCGCCAGCCGCACCGAATGGGCCACCGCCCGGGCGCTGGGCCTGCGCGCCAAGATCGACGAGGACACCGGCTGGCACAAGACCCTGTCCAACGTCGAGGTCCAGGGCGTGACCGGGATCAGCAAGGACGTTTTCTGGGATCTTCAGGATTCCTCCACCGACGCCGGCTACCTCAACAGCCACCAGATCACCACCCTGATCCGCAAGACCGGCTTCCGCTTCTGGGGGTCGCGCACCTGCTCGGCCGACCCGCTGTTCGCCTTCGAAAACTACACCCGGACGGCGCAAGTCCTGGCCGACACCATGGCCGAGGCGCATTTCTGGGCGGTGGACAAGCCGCTGCATCCGACCCTGGCCCGCGACATCGTCGATGGCCTCAACGCCAAGTTCCGCGAGTTGATCCGCAACGGCTACCTGATCGGCGGCGAGGCCTGGTTCGACCCGGCCAAGAACGACGCGACCAGCTTGAAGGCCGGCAAGCTGAAGGTGTCCTACGACTACACCCCGGTGCCGCCGCTCGAAAGTTTGGAATTCGAGCAGAAGATCACCGCCGAATACCTGATCGACTTCGCCGATCAGATGGCCGCCTAAGGAGGGCTCGCGATGCTGCCCAGCATCATCAAGGACTGGAACGTCTTCGTCGAAGGCCGGGGCCTGGCCGGGATCGCCTCGGAATTCAATCCGCCCAAACTCGAACGGCAGATGGAGGAATGGAACGCCGCCGGCATGGCCGGACCGATCGAGATCGATCTCGGCCAGGGGGCGCTGAAGCTGGATTTCAGCCTCGGCGGCTTCGTGGTCGAAATCCTGGAGATGTGGGGCGTCGCCGACCCGAGCGGCATCGGCCTGCGCTTCCTCGCCGGCGAGGTCAGCGGCGACGGCGGCAAGACCAACGCGGTCGAGGTGTCGGTGCGTGGGCGCTGGAAGTCGCTCGACTGGGGCACGGTCAAAAAGAAGGAGTTGAACAAACTCAAGGTCGAGATGCCGCTGACCTATTACCGCTACCGCGTCAATTCCCGCACCATCCACGAAATCGACATGCTCTCCGGCAAGACCATCGTCAACGGCACCGACCTGTCCGCCGACCTGCTCGCCGCGCTGTCGATCAACACTTGATCCAAAGGAGTCCCCCCATGAACGCGTTTGAAACTGTCCCCCTGTCCGCTCCGATTCCCCTCGGCGAAGAGAAGATCGGCGAGCTGATCCTCCGCCGGCCGATGAGCGGCGATTTGCGCGGCATCAAGTTGTCGGCGATCCACGAACTCGACACGAACACGATTCTCACGCTGTTGCCGCGGATCTGCACCGTGCCGCTGCCGCCCAAATTCGAGTTGGATCCGGCCGACCTGCTCCAGGTGTGCGCGGCGATCACCGGTTTTTTTCTGCCGTTGGGGACGCCCTCCCCGACGATTCACTGATCGCCTGGGGGATCATCATGAAGACGTTCCCGGGCTCGTTCCCGCCCGACGTCTTCGACCGCCTGCCGCTCGACCGCTACGCCGAAATTTACGCTTTGGCGGTGGAGTTCCTGGAGGCTGAAGCCGAGGCCGCCGCCGAGGCGCAACGGAAAGCGGGCGTGTAATGGCCGACCTGCGATTGCAGATCATGATGGAGGCGGTGGACCGCATCACCGCCCCGTTCCGCCGAGCCAGCCAATCGACCGACCAGTTGCGCGCGGCGGCGCGCGGCGCGGCCGGCGAGGTGCGCAAGCTGGAGCAGGCCTCGGCCTCGATCGACGCGTTCAACCGCTTGCAGGAACGGGCCAAGGCCAACGCCAGGGCGTTGGAACAAGCGAAGGCTGCCGCCACAGGGGCCGAATTGCTGGCGAGGATCAAACAGCTACACGGCACCCAGGAAGAGGCGACCAAGGCGGCCGCCGCCTTCGCCAAGGCCCAGCGCCAGGTCGAAAAACTGTCGGACGTTGGCCGCCGCTGCTCGCTTGAGATGGAGGAGTTGCGCCAGGGCCTCGGCCAGGCCGGCATCAACACCGACGATTTGGCCGGAGCCCAGGCCGATCTGGCCCGTCGTCTGGAGGAAGCTCGCGGGGCCGCCACCCGCCAATCTGCCGCCCTCGATCAGGCCCGCGCGAGAATGGACGCGCTCAATCAGGCCCGCCGCCGGCTGTCCGCCGCCGAGGAGGCCGCCGGACGAATGGCCGGGCATGGCGCGGCGGCGATGGCTGGCGGCGGCGGCATTCTGGCCGCCGCCCTGCCAGCGATCGGCCGCGCCGAGGATGGCCAGTACCAGGGCGCCGCCTACGGCCTGACCGCCGGCCAGAGCGGTGCCGCGCTGGAGGCGGTCAAGGCCAAGGTCGCGGCGATATCCGAGGTGGTCAACCAGTCCTCGGCGGCGATGATGCAGGTCCAGGCCGATCTGGTCGGCAAGGGGCTTGATCCCGATGTCGCCCTGGCCTCGCTGGAGACGATCGGCAAGGCCATCACCGGCACCGGTGCCTCGTTCGAGGACATGGGCAATTTGTCGTTCTCGACCCTGGATAACCTCAAGGTGCCGGTCGCCGAATTGTCCCAGGCGCTCGACATCATGGCCAAGGCCGGCGACAGCGGCGGCTTCGAGCTCAAGGACATGGCCAAGTCCTTCCCCCAGCTCACCGCCTCCGCTTATTCGCTGGGGATGGTGGGGACCAAGGCGGTCGGCTCGCTGGCGGCCGCGTTGCAGATCGCCACCAAGGGCGCGGCCGACCCGTCCGAGGCCGCCAACAACCTTGCCAACTTCCTCAAGGCCTTCAGCGGCCAGGAGGCGGTCAAGAATTTCCAGAAGAAAGGGATCGACATCAACAAGGCCCTCCAACAGGGCATCAAGGATGGCAAAGACCCGCTCGAAGTGATGATGCAGCAGGTCGGCAAGGCGGTCGGTGCCGACCTGGAAAAGGAGATGTCCGACGCGGTCGCCAGTGGGCTCGATCCGAAGGAGGCGGCGGAGCGGGTCGGCGGACGGTTCAAGCTTTCCGAAATTTTCGGGGATGCTCAGGTCCAGAACTTTCTGGCGCCGATGCTGGCCAATATGCCGCTCTACCGCAAGATCCGCGACGAGGCCCTGGCTGGCGCTGGCACGGTGGACGGCAAATTCGCCACCATGATGGATACCTTCAAGGTCATTCGCCAAGGCCTCGGGGTGTCGTTCGACAACATGCTGGGCGGGATCGGCGAGACGATGTTGCCCACGCTGGCGGATCTGGCCACCAGTCTGCGCGGCGTGGTCCAGGGAATTACCGCCTTCACCGCCGCCCATCCCAGGATGGCCCAATGGTTGGCCATCGGCACCATCGCCGTAGGTGGATTAATCACCGCTGCGGGAGCCCTCGGGCTCGCCATTGCGAGTATTCGTATCCCTTTATCCATGCTGAACATCGCCATGATGACCAATCCTATTCTGCTCATCATTGCAGCAATAGCGGCCGGGGCGATCCTCATTTACCAAAACTGGTCAACCGTCGGGCCATTTTTTATCGGTGCCATCAAGGGATTTCAGACAGCCCTGGCCCCGGTGCAACAGGCGATCACCTCGGCTTTCGGCCCCATGGTTTCCGTGTTCAAGGAGGTGGCCGCCCGGCTCAGTCTGGCTTACGACCTGAGCGATTCGCTCGGGGTGTCTTTTTCCAACTTGTCGCAGATCGGTGAGATGTGCGGCTACGTCATCGGCATGGCATTGCAAGGCGTGCTTATGCCGATAACGCTGGTGGCCGAAGCAATTGGAGGCATCCTGTCCTTGCTCGGGATCGCCGGCCCCGAACTGGCAAACGTCGCCACCGCCGACGCAGTCGCCAAGGCGCGAGCGATTCCGGTGGTGGCGACCGCGCCCGCCGTCGCCACCCAGGCAGCCAACAGCCCGACCGCCCGGGCGGCGGCGGTGCCGTCGTCTGCCGGCACCACCAACACCACCACGATCACAGTGCATGGTGCCCCCGGCCAAAGCGAGGCCGAGATCGCCAAGCAGGTCAAGGCCGAGTTGGACCGCCGCGACCGCCAGCAGCAAACCGCCGCCCGCTCGCGGATGTATGACGGGGAGAAATGAGCATGTTGATGAGCCTGGGCCTGTTCGTTTTCAGCCTCCAGACCGCGCCGTTCGAAACTTTGCGGCGCAGCGCCAGCCAGCGGTGGGAGAGCAAAAACCGGGTCAAGGCCGGTCCCGCCTACCAGTGGACCGGGCCGGGCGAGGAGACCATCACCGTCGAGGGCAGCCTGGTGCCGGGGATCACCGGCAACACCGACCAGCTTGACACCCTGCGGCGGATGGCGGCCGAGGGCAAGCCGTGGCTGCTCACCGCCGGGACCGGCGAGGTGATGGGGCCGTGGATCGTCACCGGTCTTGAGGAGGGGCGCTCGCACATGCTCACCAACGGCACCCCGCGCAAGGTGACGTTCTCGCTGTCGCTTAAAAAGTATTGGGACCCTGACGGCTCGGCCGAGCTGGGCGACCTCAAGACCAGTCTGCCGGCATGATTCCGGATTTCCGCCTGTCCGCCGACGGCACCGACGTCTCGGCGGCGATCAAGTCGGGCCTCGTCTCGCTCCGCCTCACCGACAAGACCGGGATGGAGGCCGACCAGCTTGATATCTCCCTGGTCGATCCCTTGGGCAAGGTGGCCCTGCCCAAGCGTGGCGTGGTGCTGGCGCTGGCGCTGGGCTGGCAGGGAGGCCGGCTGACCGAGAAGGGCACCTTCAAGGTGGACGAGGTCGGCGAGGACGGCCCGCCCGACATCATCACCATCGTCGCCCGCGCCGCCGATTTTACCTCGTCGCTCAAGGACAGCCGCGAGGCCTCCTATCACGACACCACCCTCGGCGCGGTGCTGGAGCAGATCGCCGGCCGCAACGGGTTGACTCCGGCGATTCACCCCGAGCTGGCGGCGACCCGGGTGGCCCACCTCGACCAGACCAGTGAATCCGACGCCAATCTGGTGACCCGGCTCGGGGACGATTATGGGGCAACCGCCACCATCAAAAACGGCCGGTTGGTATTTGTGCCGGCGACCGGCCCCAGCCTGACCGCCTCCGGTGCCGAGCTGCCGACCCTGACCATTGCCCGCGCCGAGGGCGACCGGCACAGCTTCCGCGCCACCGACCGCGACGGCAGCCAGACCGGGATACAGGCCAAATGGACCGATCCCAGCGACGGCAAGACCTATTTCGCCCTGGCCGGCAAGGAGGGATCGACCCGCACCCTCAAGCGCACCTATCCGAGCAAGGCCGAGGCCCAGGCCGCCGCCGAGGCGGCCTGGAACACCCAGAAGAGCCAGGCGCACGAATTTCAAATGACGCTGGCCAAGGGGCGAGCGGACATTCTGGCCTGCTCGCCCCTGCGTCTGACCGGCTGGCGTCAGGAGATCACCTGCCTGTCCTGGCGCACGGGCGACGTCACCCACACCCTTGATGGTGATGGCGGCTTCACCACCGACCTCACCGCGACCGAGGTGGTCGCCGATTGATCCGTCAGGCCTTCAAGATGGCCGTCAGTAACCCAAGCAAAAGCAAGATCATCGCCAAATGGCGGCCGCAATCACTTGCACATCCTTTAGAGGCACAACGGCCCCTGGCGCAGGACGTTTTCATCATCAGGTCGGCGATTTCGTCTTGTAAATCCATCAATGCCCCACGAAGTTGGGCCTCCTGTCCGGGCAGGACTGGCGGCGCCGTGAATTGACATGGTGGGGGTCCTTGGCACCCTGGTGGCCGGCCAGTGGCAATGGCTGACCACCCCGCCGCTTTGCGGCGGAAGGCCCATCATCAATAACAGCGATTAGATGTCAACCTCTGCGGCTACCACGCCCAGCGGCGGCGACCATGTCGCGCGCAATGTCTAAAATGCGTTCGACCTCGGCCGCTACCTCGGCCTTTGCTTTCGGGCCGCCGGGGCGCCGCACCATCCGCACCGCCCGGCTGATCATCCCCGCCAGCCCCTCCGGCTCGGCCGACATCCCGGCGCGGTCATACCAATGCAGGGTGGTGGCGATGGCGACCTCGTAGAGCTGATCGTCTTCAGTTTCGGCCGCGCCGGCCTGGCTGGGCGCCACCCGCTCCATCTGACCGGCGCCGGTCAACAGCCAGTGAATGTCGATCCCCGAATCGTACAGCGCCGCCAGGGTGTCGGTGTTGGCGCGGGTTTCGCCGCGCTCGTATCGCTCCCACGTCTTGCGGTCGCGCAGCCCGAGGCGGGTGGCCATTTCCAGCGTCGTCAGGCCCCAATCTGTCCTGACCTGACGCAGCCGATCCGGCAATCCGTCCACATTCTCGGTCATCCGACCCTCTTGCACGCGACCATTTGACCCTCTTTTGCCATAAAAATAGGTATTTTTACTAACCATACACAAGGCATGGCGACCATTTTTAGGTTGTTGCCAGACCCAGTTTTGCCGACAAGATTGTCTCAGACGACACAACAATAGCCCAAGCGGTCCGTCCCGGACAGGCCGCGCACGGGAGAGACAATTCGATGCGCCAAACCCCTACCCCTCCCCCCTGGCATCCGGTCGATATCAAGGCGGCTATCCAGAAAGCCGGCAGCAATTTGACCCAATTGGCGGTCAGCGCCGGCCTCAACCCGGGAGCCTGCCGGCGCGCCGTCAGATCGCGCCACCCGGCCGGCGAGCGGGCGATCGCCGATTTCCTTGACATCCCGCTGTGGGTTTTGTGGCCGGACCGCTGGCGCCAGCAGGGCGGCGAGGCGGTTCGGATCGACCATCGCGTCAAGGCCGCCGCACCGGCGAAAAAGTCGGCATAATTGCCCCATCCCCATCTCTTCCAGGTCGAGGTTAAGGCATGACCCTGAGACAAGACAGCCCGGCACCAGCGGAACGAGGCCGGAACATCCGCACCGTGTGGCGTGACACCCTGGCTCTGTTCGTCGGTCCGGGGCGACGGTTCGAGGCCGACGCCCTCGCCGCCGCGATCGGGCGCAGCCCGGACACGGTGCGCCGCTACCTGCGGGGGGAAGGCTGCCCCGAATGGGACACCGCCGTCCTCATCCTCGCAGCGCTGCCGCCCGAATTCGCCGCCGCCGTGCTCCGCCCGGCCGGACTGTCCGGCCTGCGCCGGATCGACGGCGAGACCAGCCCGGCCGAAACCCTGCGCGAGCTGTGCGAGGGCGCGGCCACTCTGGCCGCCGCTCTGGCCGACGGGAGGATCGACCACACCGAACTGCCGGCGATCCGGCGCGAGCTGACCGAGGCGATGGTGGCCATTTCGCAGTTTCTCGCCGCCCTGGAAGGAGGCGCCGCCCGATGATCCGAAACCGCACCAAATTCCAGGGCGAACCGACCCGCCACCCCACCATGCGCTGCCCGACCTGTGGCGGCATCTGCTACACGCTCAAGACCGCCCAGATCGCCCCCTCCTATCGCGAGATGACCTACATCTGCCGCAACAACGCATGCGGTCATGTTTTCGTGGTCGGGCTGGAGGTGGTGCGGACCATCGACCCCTCGGCGCTGCCGCCGGCCGAAATCGCCCGGCTCCAGGCCAGCCTCCGCGCCGATGCCAGCCAGGAGGTGTCGTGATGTCGGCCCGTCCTGTCAGCGAATCGGTGCAGGATCTGGCCGACCGACTGGCGCCCTACCGTGAAACCGGCCTGTCGATGGCGCCGATCGCGGTCGAGGCGGTGTGGCTGACGCTGGAGGCGCTGGCCCGCGACGCGCGCGGACTGGAGGAACTGGCCGCCAAGGCCTGCACCGGCTACACCCTGTCGCCCGAGGTGGTGCGGATCGCCAGCCTGCTCGCCCGCAACGGCGTCACCGCCGGCCTGTCCGAGCGGGGCCAACCATGAGCCCGGCCGACCTCGACCACGCCCTGGCACTGCTCGATGCCGTCCCCTGGGCCGGCCTGCTGGCTTTCGGCTCGATCCTGATGGCCTGCCTTGCGCAGGGGCCGAAATGACCGGCCGCCCTTCACGTCAGGCGTCAGGCCGCGTTGAGCGGCACGATCTGCTCCAGATCGGCGGTGAGCTGGGCCGCCCGGGCCAGATCATGCTGCGCTTGCAGATTGAGCCAGAATTCGGGACCGGTGCCGAAATAGCGGCCGAGGCGAAGCGCGGTATCCGCCGTCACCGGGGTTTCCTCGCGGGCCAGCCGTTCGATCCGGGTGCGCGGCACGCGGCAGGCGGCGGCCACCCCATAGGCCGTCAGCTTGAGCGGACCCATGAACTCCTCGCGCAGGATTTCACCGGGGTGAACCGGGGGGAAGGGGCCGATCATCGCGCGTTCTCCCTAATGGTAGTCGGTGATCTCGACGTCTTCGACATGGCCATCGTTCCAGCGGAAGCAGATCCGCCACTGGTCGTTGAGGCGGATGCTGTGCTGGCCGAGGCGGTCGCCCTTGAGGGCCTCCAGCCGGTTGCCCGGCGGCTGGCGCAAGGAATCAAGCGTGATCGCCGCGTTCAACATCGCCAGCTTGCGCTGGGCGGCGCGAAGCAGATCGGCCGGGAACCCTTTGGGGGCCTTGCCCGCCCATACCGCCTCGGCGGTCTTGTCGGAAAAGGATCGGATCATCGCCGCCGCCGTGATCCGAACAACGTATCACGACATGATACGCCCGTCAATCGGATGGTATCATGCCGCGATACGTCCGCCCCCGGCCATCACATCACGACCAGGACGGGGTCAAGCCTCTTGTGGCAGGGCTGCCTTGATCGCCTCAACGACGAATCGGTTTCTGTCTTCGGCAACGGCATCAATCTGCCGCAGAAGACCGAACGGCAGCGACAGCGAAATCCGGCAGATCGCGGATGGAACCGGCGCAACCAGATCATCGATCCTGACCCCGAAGGCGGCAAAAAACGGATGGGGGTCTACGACCACTCCATCGACATCATAGAGTCCTTGAATCTTATCGAGACGAAAGGTCTTCACCGCTCGTCGCAGCCAGCAATACGCCGTCAATTTCTGCGGAGCTTCGGCCGTAACACTACGAATGGTGATCCAACGCCGGGACGATTCGCGCGGGCTCTTCTGATAGATCATCCCGACCGCCACGCCGGTCAAAGCGGCAGCGTCCTGGCTCTCCGTCCAGGGAAAAGTGTCGAACACCACCGCGCGTGGTCCTCCTGCCTTCCCCGCCCGGACGTCTTCCATCAAAGCGGCATATCCGTCATCCAGATCCGTATTAATACTCATGGTGGTTCGCCGAAAGTGGTTGCAACTGAGAAGAGTTACCTCTTTCCGAACCGCCGCCCAAGGTTTTTGGTTCACCTGATACAGATATCGGGTAATATCCCCCTTGGAGGCGTCGAAACCTCCTTTCAACCCGGCCGCCACCCCGTCAGATCGTGGCATCTTTCATGCCTGGACTCTGTCTGGCATGATGGCCCGCTATGGCGGGAGGGCGACGGATATAACACCCGCAAGGGAAAGAAGTCCGCCTGCCGGTTGACAGGTTTCGAACCTCCCGCCACCCGCGCGGTCGTCGAAAGCCTCGTTGGTGGTGTGTCGAAACGCCGTCACCGGAGGCGACTTATGACCGCCCAGACTCCCTTTACGCTCGGAATCCGTCCCCAGCCCCGGCCCGTGCCGGCGGCGCTGCTGACCGCGTGGCAGGCTGACGCCGCCCGCGTGCTGGCCGACCCGGCCGCCTATCGCCCCTCGCTCCAGCGCCTCGCCGCCCGCGTCCTCACCCAGACCGGGGAGGCCGCGTGATGGACGACCAGAGCCCAAGCCCAGCCCCCGCAACCATGTTCCTCCGTGACCTTCGGGCCGTAATCGATCGGTACCGGCACTCGGTATCGCAGGCCGTCGAGATGACGGCGATGGCCGAAGATCTGGAATCAGAGGCGAAGATTCTCCGCTCCCTGGCCAAAAATCGCCAGAGCAAGCCTCATCACGCCCTCGACGGGGAGGCGAAGTGATGTCGGCCGCCCGTCAAATCGCCCAGGCCGAGGCCGCGACCGATCGCGTCCTCGACCACGTCGCCAAGGCGCTCGACCAGCTCGACCTGTTCGAGGGCCGCATCTTCAATGGCTGGGGGGTCTTCGCGGACGCCGACCGCCAGCGCGCCGCCCTGGCCGAGGCGCGGCGATCGCTCGACGCCGCCGACGCCCTGCTGGCCGCCACCTCCTGGCCCAGCCCGGCGACCTACGCCGCCATCGACGGGGGGGAGCGCGGCTGATGTCTGACGCAACGATGCGGCCCGATGTGCGGGCCGAGGTTCTGATGCAACTAAAGCTTGATTATCAATTCCGCGACAGCCAGGGCGACTGGCTGCGCGGGGGCAAATGCCCGGTGTGCGGCGGCAAGGAGCTGTACGTCTCCGCCGCCGCCCCCTGGGTGGTCAAATGCGGGCGGGAAAATAAATGTGGCTGGTCGGCCTCGACCCGCGACCTCTATCCCGACGCCTTCGGCAAGTTCAACGAGCGCTTCCCGGCCACCACCGAGGATCCCACCGCCACCGCCGACGCCTACATGGGATTCGTGCGCGGCCTCGATGTCGGCAAGATCCGGGGCTGGTATCGCCAGGGCCGGTTCGCCCACCCCAAGGGCGACCGCGTCACCGCCACGGTGGTGTTCGACCTGGCCGAGGGCGTGTGGATGGAGCGCCTGGTCGAGCCGGTCCGGGTGACCGGCGCCGATGGCGAGGTCGAGATCCGCAAGGCGAATTTCGTCGGCGCGCATAAGGGCATGGCCTGGATGCCGCCGGGCCAGACCGCCCCCGAGGGCGAGCTGTGGCTGGTCGAGGGCTGCATCGACGCCATCACCCTGGCGCTGCATGGGCTCCCGGCCGCCGCCACCCTGTCGGCCGGCAATTTCCCCGACAAGTTCCTCGCCGGGCTCGACCAGCACAAGGTCACCCTGGTGTGGGCGCTCGACAACGACAAAGCGGGAAACGGCGCCACCGCCAAGCATGTCAAGGCGGCCCGGGCGCTGGGCTTCGTCTGCCGGGCGGCGGTGATCCCGCAGCCGGGCCGGGCCAAGGTCGATTGGAACGACGCTCACCTCGCCCACGCGCTGGAGCCCGAGGACATCGAGCGCTACCGCCACCACGGCGACCTGATGCTGGCCGCCACGGCGGTCGAAAAGGGGGCGTTGGTGTGGCAGCGGACCAAGGCCACCGCCTTCGCGGTCGAGCATGGCTGCCGCACCTTCTGGTGGTCGCTGGAGCAGACCGCCTATGCGCTCCAGCTTCAGGAGATCGCCGGCGACATCACCGCCCACGAGCGGGGCGACGAGTTCGAGGCGGCGCTGCGGGCGGCCAAGGCGGTCGAGATCGCCAACTGCCTCGTCCGGTTCCTGTACTTCCAGGAAAACCCGCTGACCGACGAAAGCTGGTACTACGCCCGGGTCGAGTTCCCCCACGGCAAGCACCTGATCAAGAACACCTTCACCGGCGGCCAGATCGCCGCCGCCAGCGAGTTCAAGAAGCGGCTGCTGTCGATCGCCCCCGGCGCGCTATTTTCGGGTGGAACCGGCCAGCTCAACTGGATCATCGGCCGCCACCTCGACGCCATCAAGCGGGTCGAGACGGTCGATTTCATCGGCTATTCCAAGGCTCACCGCGCCTGGATCTTCCCCGACAAGGCGGTCAGCGGCGGGCGGGTGTTCGACCTCAACGACGAGGATTTCTTCGAAATCGACCGCCTGTCGATCAAGTCGCTCAACGGCTCGATGCCGATCCAGATCGGCCGCGCCGCCGATTATGACCGCGACTGGATCGGCAAGGTCTATCGCGCCTTCGGGGCCAAGGGGATCATCGCCGCCGCCTTCTTCCTCGGCAGCCTGTTCGCCGAGCAGATCCGCGACCGCCACAAATCCTACCCGTTCCTGGAAATCGTCGGCGAGGCCGGTGCCGGCAAGTCCACCCTGATCGAGTTCCTCTGGAAGCTGGTCGGCCGGGCCGATTACGAGGGGTTCGACCCCAACAAGGCCACCATCGCCGCGCGCGCCCGCATCATGTCGCAGGTGGCCAACCTGCCGGTCTGCATGATCGAAAGCGACCGGGGCGGCGAGGACACCGTCAAGGTCCGCCAGTTCGACTGGGACGAGCTGAAGACCGCCTATAACGGCCGCGCGTCCCGCGCCACCGGCGTCAAGAACGGCGGCACCGACACCAAGGAACCGCCGTTCCGGGGCGCGATCGTCATCAGCCAGAACGCCCAGGTCAACGCCTCCGAGGCGATCATGCAGCGGATCGTCCACCTGATGTTCACCTGCGCCGGCCACACCGACGAAAGCAAGCTGGCGGCCGACCAACTCGCCGCCGCCCCGGTCGAGCGGCTGTCGCATTTCCTGATCGAGGCGACCTCGGCCGAGGACAAGATCCTGGCGCTGTTCTTCGCCCGCGCCGCCGAGTACGAGACCCAACTCAAGCGCCTGCCCGAGGTGCGCCACGTCCGCATCGCCAAGAACCACGGCCAGATCATGGCCCTGGTCGATGCCCTGGCCACCCTGGTCGAGATCCCGCGCCCGTGGCGGGAAGAGGTGATGCAGGCCCTCGCCGCCGCCGCCATCGAGCGCCAGCGCTCGATCGCCAGCGATCACCCGATCGTCGATGAGTTCTGGGACGTCTACGACTTCATCGGCCCGGATCAGCTCAACCATTCGCGCGACCCGGCGCGAATCGCCATCAACATGCCGCACCTGCAAAAGCTGGCGGCCCAGCACGGCCAGGGCCTGCCGGCGCCGCTCGACCTCAAGCGGCACCTCAAGACCAGCCAGTCCCGCCCGTTCGTCGCCATCAAGGCGGTCAACAGCGGCCTCGGGCCGTTCGAGGGCAAGACGATGAAGTGCTGGGTGTTCGGCGCCGGCCGGGGAGGCTCGACCGATGCCGCGTGACGCCCCGCCGCTGTTCCAGCTCGCCGCCATCCGCGATCCGGCACCGACGGGTCCGGCCACCCACAGCCTCGATGAGTGGCTGGCGATGGCCAACGACATCTGCAACGCGCTGTTCGACGCTGCGTCGCTGGCCGAGATCGACGCGATCCGCGAGCGCCACGCCGCGACGCTGGCCGACATGGTCAGCGAACAGCGCGACCTCGCCCACACCGTTTCCCTCGGTTTCGCTGACCGCCACGCCGTGTTGCGCCGTCGGCATGGAGTGTTTGCATGAGCACGACCGCCGAATTCTGGCCCCCGGCAGCCAATGACGATCAGCCTGGGGTGGTGTTCGTGCCGGCCGGGCCGCTGGATGATCCGGCCGTCTATCAGACCGCCGTCAATCGCCTCGCCGGCGTGGTTGCGCGGGCGCTGGCCCGGAAGCATCATCGGGAGCGGAACAGCAGCACCGGAACGGGCCAATGAAGGCTGTCATCTACGCCAGATATTCGACCGACCTCCAGAACGAAAGGTCGATCGACGATCAGGTGCGCCTGTGCCGCCAGCACGCGGCCCAGCACGGGTGGGAGGTGGTCGAGGTCTATGCCGACTATGCCATCTCCGGCACCCACCTGCGCAGCCGGCCCAATGCGGTGCGGCTGCTGGAGGATGCGCGAACGGGGCGGTTCGGCCTGGTGCTGGCCGAGGCACTCGACCGGTTGTCACGCGATCAGGAAGACACTGCGGCGATCTACAAGCGGCTGACCTTCGCCGGCGTGGCCATCAACACCGTGACCGAGGGCGACATCAGCGAAATGCATGTCGGCCTGTCCTCGACCATGTCGGCGATGTTCCTGCGCGGGCTGGCCACCAAGATCAGGCGGGGGCAGGAAGGCCGGGTCCTCAAGGGCGCCTCCCCCGGCGGCCTCGGCTACGGCTATCAGGTGGTCCGCGAATACGATGCCGGCGGCGAGCCGATTCGCGGCAAGCGCCGGATCGACCCGGACCAAGCCGCAATCGTCCGCCGGATCTTCGTCGAGGTCGCCGGCGGCCACAGCCCCCGCGCCATCGCCACCCAGCTCAACAAAGAGGGGGTGCCGGCACCCTTCGGCGGGATCTGGCGCGCCAGCACCATCAACGGCAACCGCGCCCGGGGGACCGGCATCCTCTGGAACCAGGCCTATATCGGCCTGCTGGTCTACAATCGGGTGACGATGGTCAAGGACCCCGACAGCGGCAAGCGGCTGTCCCGGCTCAACCCAACGGACAAGTGGGTGGTGGTCCCGGTGCCGGACTGGCGCATCGTCTCGGACGAGGCCTGGGACGCGGTGCAGGCCTACAAGGCCTCCTATGACCACCTCGCCGTCCACCGCCGGCGCCGGCCGAAGCACCTGCTGTCCGGTCTGGTGGTCTGCGGCCTGTGCGGCGGCAGCTACACGATCAAGAGCCGGGACTATCTGGCCTGCGCGACCGCGCGCGAGGCTGGCGCCTGCTCGAACACCCACAGCATCCGGGTCGGGGAGTTGGAAAGCCGGGTCTTCGCCGGCATCAAGGCGCAACTGCTCGATCCCGGGGCCGTCGCCAAGGCGATGAAAGAGTACCACGAGGAACGCAAGCGGGCCGACGCAGACCGAGTGAGGCAACGCGCCGCGATCGACGCCAAGCTGGCCAGCATCGAGGGCGAGTTGGCCAAACTCGCCGACGCGGTTGCTCAGGCGGGATGGTCCGACGTGCTGGGCGACAGGTTGCGGCGAGGGGAAGAGGATCGGCGGCGGCTGCGGGACGAACTGGCAGCGCTGGCCGAGCCGACCGGCGTGGTCGAGATCCACCCGGCCGCCCTGCGGCACTACCGCGAGGCGGTGGAACAGCTCGAACAGCTGATGGCCGAAGACGAACAGGCCCGCGAGGAGGCGATGCAGGTCATCCGCCCGTTGGTCCGCAAGGTCGAGGTCTTCCCCGGCGCCAAGCGCGGCGCCACGGCCTTACGGCTGCACGGCACCCTGCCAGAACTCGTCGGCCTCGCCCGGAGGAAACCAGGCGAGGCCGCGATGACTGTAATGGTGGTAGCGGAGGAGGGACTTGAACCCCCGACACGCGGATTATGATTCCGCTGCTCTAACCAGCTGAGCTACTCCGCCACAGCAGGAGGCCGAGTTTATAACGACCCGGAGGAGGGGCTGTCAAGTGCCGGAATGGCACCGTCTTGCCGACATCGAGAATACGGGCTTGCGCCCGGCCTGTCGATCCCTATAATCCCGCCCTTTCTCCCTTCTCGGCGAGGCAGCCGCAATGGACGACAGGTCAAGCCCGGTGGTCGGTATCATCATGGGCAGTCAGTCCGACTGGGAAACCATGCGCCACGCCGCCGCCACCTTGGCGGAACTCGGGGTCGCCTACGAAACCCGCATCGTTTCCGCCCACCGTACCCCGGCGCGGCTGGTCGAGTACGCCACCTCCGCCCGGAGCCGTGGCCTCAAGGTGATCGTCGCCGGGGCCGGCGGCGCCGCCCATCTCCCCGGCATGACCGCGTCGATGACTCCCCTGCCGGTATTCGGCATCCCGGTCGAGAGCCGCGCGCTGAAGGGGATGGATTCCCTGCTGTCGATCGTGCAGATGCCGGCCGGCATCCCGGTCGGCACCGTCGCCATCGGCAAGGCCGGGGCGATCAACGCCGCCCTGCTCGCCGCCTCGGTGCTGGCGCTGAACGATCCGGCGGTGGCCGAGGCCCTCGACGGCTGGCGCGCCCGGCAGACCGAGGCGGTGGCCCCGGCCCCGGCCGATCCCGAAAATCCGCAGTTGGTCCGGCCGTGA